CTCTTCACCACCGGCGAGGAGAACGCGGATATTCGCCTCGGAAAGCTCAAAGGAGAACACGAAAGCGTTCGCCAGCAGCTCGAAGCGGCGCAGCAGAAGATTGCCGCCCTCGAAGCCGACAAGGCAGAACACAGCGGCAGCCAAGAGAAGATGGACGAGATGCACAGGCAGCTTGAAGCGGCACAGGCGGCCCTGCAAAAGAGCCGCATGGATGCTGCTATCCACATTGCCCTCATGCGCGGTGGCGCAAGCGACATCGACTACATGACGTGGGTACTCCAGCAAAAAGGGGACGCCCTGACACTGGACGACAAGGGGAACATCGACGGATGGGAGAACACCCTTGCCAGTTTGAAGAAAAAGTACCCGAACCAGTTTGAAGCCAGCGGCAAGAAGAACATCATCGAGAACCGTCTGCCGGATCAGGAGGGACACGCGCCGCTCAGCCGGAGCGAGATTCTCAAGAAACCATACGCAGAGCGGCAGAAGATTTTCGAGGAGAACCCGGAAGCCTTCCGCGCGGCGATGGCGGCGGAGAAATGACACCATTTTGTTGACATTAACAAAATGGCACAGACCATTTTCGTGAGGTCACGAAAATGATAATGAGGAGGAAAAAATAAATGGCAGTTACCAAGCTGAACAACCTGATTAACCCCGAAGTAATGGGCGCGATGATTGGCGCGAAGATTGACGCGCGGCTGAAGCTGACCCCCTATGCGAAGGTGGACACGACGCTCGTCGGTGTTCCGGGCGACACGAAGACCGTGCCGAGCTGGAACTACATCGGCGACGCGGAGGACGTGGCAGAAGGCGCAGAGGTGGGTCTCAGCACCCTGACGGCTTCCTCGACTACCTTCACCATCAAGAAGGCGATGAAGGCGGTCGGCATCACGCAGGAAGCCGTCAACAGCGGCCTGGGCAACCCCATTGCGCAGGCAGAAACCCAGCTCGCAAAGGCGATTGCGGGCAAGGTGGACAACGACGTGCTGGACGCGGTGTACACGGGCAAGAACGTCTACGCGGCTTCCACCCTCGCGGCGATTGCCTACGGCGGACTGGTGGACGCGATTGCCAAGTTCGAGGACGAGGAGGACGGCATCGACAAGGTGATTTTCATCCACCCGGCGCAGGAGGCGACGCTGCTCAAGGACAGCGACTTCCTTTCTGCCGACAAGTTCACGGCAGGCGTGGCGGTGAACGGCGCGATTGGCAAGATTGCGGGCGCGTGGGTGAAAAAGTCGAAGAAGGTGCGCCTTGTGACCCACGAGAAGAACGAATCCGGCGATGTGACCATCGACGCGGCGAACCTTGCCGAATATCAGGCGAAGGTTGACCCGTCGGTGGAGCTGGCGGCGGGCGACAAGGTGAAGGCGGTCGCGGCGGCGTCGCAGTATTACGTCTGCCCGATTATCAAACTCGAACCCGATTCCCCGGACACGGAGTACACCGAATCGGAGCTTCCTGCCGTGACCATCTTCCTGAAGAAGGACATTCAGGTGGACGCGGAGTGGCTGCCGAAGAAGCAGCAGACCGACGTGACGGCGGCGAAATACTACGGCGTTGCGCTGACCAACAGCACGAAGGTCGTGCTGGCGAAATTCAAGAAATAATCCGCGCAAGAAGGGAGGTGAACGCCGTGCTGATGACGATGGATGAACTGCGGACGCATCTGGAAACGGATGCGGATGACGCACTGCTGGCGGCGAAACTGCGCGGCTTTGAGCTGCTGATTCGCGCGTACACGAACAACAACTTCCAGCGCAGGAGCGAACGCTGGACGGGTGACGTCGTGGGACGCACCTTTATGGGGGAAGCGCTTGTCCCCTTCTCCGTCGGCGATACGGTGCAGGTGACATTCTCCCTGTATAATGACGGGCTGTATACCGTCGAAAGCGCGGATGAACTCGCCTTCACGGTCTCAGAGCGTGGATTGAAGGACGAAATCGACGTGACGGCGACGCTCGTGCGCTATCCGGACGATGTGAAGATGGGCGTCGTGAACCTGCTGAAGTGGGAACTGGACAATCGAAACAAGGTCGGCGTGGCATCGGAGACGATTTCCCGCCACGCTGTCACCTACTTCGACCTGACGGGCGAAAACGCCGTCATGGGCTTCCCGCGCGCGCTGATGGGCTTCCTCACGCCGTACATCAAGGCGCGCTTCGGGCAGGGGGTGACGGCGACATGAAGGGCATCGGCGGCAACGTGACCGCGACGCTGCAAATCAGCGAAACGGAGACGAACGCCATCGGCGAACAGGTGCGCACATGGGCGGACTTGAAGACGCTGACCGGCTGGCTTGACCTGACCGGCGGCGACAGCAAGTATACCGTCTACAACGCCAAGGTGCAGGACAGCACACACGTCTTTGTGGCGGATTACACCAAGCTTCCGGCGGAGCTTGCGGCGGAGAACGGCCGCCTTGTCTGCCGGGGGAAGTGCTATGATGTGCTGCTGATTGATAACCCGATGGAGATGCAAAGCGGCTCACAGCTCGAAATCTACCTGAAATTCACGGGAGGAAGCACCCATGCCGATTGAATTTCGCGATTACAGCATCGAGGTCAGCGCGAAGATGAAGGACGCGGCGAAACGCTTCCTCATCGAGGCGGCGCACGAGGTGACAAGTCAGACCATCCGCACCACGTCGCCGAAGAAACAACAGCTTCGCGGCTCGTGGGGCAATTCCGTGGATGAAAACGCCATGACCGCGCAGATTGGCAGCCCGCTGGAGGAATCATTCTGGAACGAGTTCGGCACGGGCAGCCACGCCATCCACGGCGACGGGCGCAAAGGCTGGTGGGTGTACATCGAGGGGCAGCCGCGGGGCGAGAAGAACTCGCGCGTGTACGACAGCCAGCAGGAGGCGGAGGAAGCCGTCCAGTACCTCAGGAGCCAAGGGCTTCCTGCCGTCGCCACCAATGGCGAGGACGCGCATCTGACACTCCAGAAGGCATTCGCGGCGAAGCAGAACACCATCATCCGCATGGCGGAAACGATTCTTGGGGAGGAAATGAAATGACGCAGGAGGCGCTTTCCATCCTCCGCGCGGCGATGGCGGATATGCGCCTGCCCTACGCGCTGGGGCAGTACCGCGCAGCCCCGCTGCCGGAAACGTATTTCGTCGGGCAGTGGGTGGACGCGGAGAGCTTCACCGAGGACGGGCGCGCGGACAGCACGATGACCCTGCTGGGCTACAGCCGCGCGGGTCTTGATGCCCTGCTGGCGGCGTCAAAGGCGATTCAGGCGCGCTTCCCGGCGTATGGCTGGACGTGCATCACGGATCGCGGGTCAGGGCTTGCAATTTCTTTCGCGGGTGCGTCGTTTTTGCCGGATATTGACGGCGCAGCACGGCGCATCAGCATCAATCTGAACATCAAAGAATGGAGTGTGGACGAAACATGAAGGAAGGCAGAAGCGGCGCAACGAGCGCCACGCCCAAGAGCATCGTATTCGGTGCAGGCACGATTCACAAGGGGCTGAAGTACGAGGGCGCGGCGTGGAATTTCACCGATTCGCTTGTCGGCGCTACGTCCGGCGGCTCGAAGGTGTCGATTAAGCCGGAAATCACGAAGGTCGAAGTGGACGGCGTGTATGTGAACACGAAGGAGCTTTCCATCAAGACCGGCGGCACGGCGACGATGGAAGTTAGCTTCATTGAGCTGACGGAGGACGTCTTGACGGCGGCGACGCTGGGCAAGAGTGCAGCAGCGACGACCGACACGCGCTTCAACCTCATCGAGGACAAGGCGGACATCGCCGTGGGCGATTACTGGGAGAACATCGCCTTTGTCGGCAAAACACTGGATGGGCGCAACATCATCGCGATTCTGGACAATGCGCTGTGCACGTCCGGCTTTGAGAACGACAACAAGAGCAAGGAAGGCACGGTCGGGACGTACACGTTCGAGTGCTATGCCGGTTTGGACGGCGACGGCGAGACGCTGCCGTGGCACATCTACTATCCGAACGACACCTACGCTGCGTAAGCGCAGACCGACGCCAACACCGCCGTGGTGACGGCGCAAATCAGCAGAATAATCAACCACAGGGAGAAAGGCACATCGCTTTTCTCCCCTTTTCTATCAAAAGGAGGAATCACGATGGAAAATGAAGCCTTAACCATGCGCCGCCTGTGCGCGGACGACCTCTTCACGATGATGCGCATCCTGTCCAAAATCGGCGTGAACGACCTGCGCAGCGCCATGCCGACCAAGACCGCCGTCCAGCGGGTGCGCGAGGGCAACGAGAGCGCCGAGACTGTCGGCGTGACCGTCGCGCTGACGATTGCAGACAAGCTGCTGTCGCGCCTGCCGGACTGCAAGAACGAGATTTACACCCTGCTGGCGGATGTGAGCGGCAAAACGCCCGCGGAAATCGCTGCGCTGGATATGGGCGTGTTTGCCGAAGCCGTGTTCGACCTGATGGCGAGCGAGGATTTCCGCGATTTTTTTACGCGGCTGATGAAGCGCTTGGGGCAGACGAAATAAAGCTCGTCGATATGCTCTTCCGGCGGTACAGCGACCCGATGCGCCTGCTGGACGGGATGCTGCGCCGCGGGCGGCTGTGCGACTTCATCCGGCAGTGCATTCGGATGTACAACGAGGAGACGGAGGAGAAGCTGCTGTGGGAGGTGTGGCTGCACCGGTGCTTCGACAAGGGCTTCGGCGAGTTTCTGGAGGAATACCGCACGTCTGCACCGATTGACGCGCCGGACATCACGCCGGAGGACATCCAGCACAGCAAGAATCTGCTCGACGGCTTTGTGCCGCCGGGAGAAAGGAGTGGAACGATATGAGCAGCATCTTTGAGCTGTTCGGCACGATTGCGCTGAACACCGGCGGTGCAGAGAAGCAGCTTGCCAAAATCAGCGCGGCGGGCAAGAAGGTCGGCAGTGTGCTGGGCAAAGGCTTCAAGGTCGCGGGCGAAGCGGCGCTGCAAATGGGCAAAGTCATCGGCGCGGGCGTTGCGGCAGGCACAACCGCGATGGGCAAACTTGTCAGCAGCGCCATGAGCGCCTACGCCAGCTATGAGCAGCTGGAAGGCGGCGTGAAGAAGCTCTTCGGCGACGATGCGCAGAACCTCGTGATGGAATATGCGCGCAACGCCTACCGCACGGCGGGGCTGTCCGCCAACGAGTACATGGACACGGTGACGAGCTTCTCCGCGAGCCTGATTTCGTCCCTGGGCAAGGATACCGTCGCCGCCGCCGCGTATGCCGACCTTGCCATCACCGACATGGCGGACAACGCGAACACCTTCGGCACCAGCATGGAGGATATTCAGAACGCCTATAAGGGGTTCTCGAAGGGCAACTACACCATGTTGGACAACTTGAAGCTGGGCTACGGCGGCACACAAAAGGAAATGGAGCGGCTGCTGACGGATGCGTCGAAGCTCTCCGGCGTGAAGTACGACATCAGCAGCTTCGCGGACATTATCGCGGCTATTCATGAGATTCAGAAAGACCAAGGCATCTTCGAGACAACGAAGAACGAGGCGGAAAAGACCATCTCCGGCTCGGTCAACGCGGCGAAGGCGGCATGGCAAAACCTACTCTCCGGGCTGGCGGACGGCAATCAGGACATTGACCAGCTTGTCGGCAACCTGGCGGACAGCGTGATGAAAGCGGTGAACCAAATCGTCCCACGCTTGCAGACGATGGCGCCGCGCCTCGTGCAGGCGGTGCAGACGCTTGTCTCGACGCTTGCGCCACAGCTTCCGGGCATCATCAACAGCATCCTGCCGGGCATGGTGGAGGCGGCAACGACGCTCATTACCGGGCTGGCGGACGTGCTGCCGGACTTGCTGGGCAGCATCATCGACGTACTGCCCAACGTCGTCAAGCAAATCGGCGGTGCGCTCAAGAAGCTGTTCCCGTCGCTGCTGAAGACGTTCAAGAGCCTCATCGGCAAGATTGACTTCAAGGGGCTGGGAACGGCGATTGGCAGCGGGCTGAAATCCATCGTGACGAATCTACCGACGATTATGCAGGGCATCGGCAGCGCGATTAAGTGGGCGTGGGAAAAGGTTGGCTATCCGCTGATTGCGGGCATTTTCAAGGGCGTGTTCGGCGTTGACCTGCCGGACAGCTGGGATCAGCTTGTCGAAGACATCGGCGACTGGTGGGATGGCGTTGTCGAAGATGTTGGCGGCGCGCTGGAAATCACGTTCAAGGCAATTGGCGACGCGCTCACCTCGGCGAAAGAAGCCGTGGAGAAGTGGTGGGGAGACGTCAAGGCACTGTTCGGCAACTTGCTGACCATCGTGTTCGGGCTGGGCACTGGCGATGACCAAGAGGCAGCGAAAGAAGCCGTCACCAAATGGTGGGGAGAGATCAAGACAAAAATCGGGGGTGCGCTTTCGATTATGTGGCACTTGCTGAACCCGTTTAATATCGCAAAGCAAGTGAAGAACGCATGGGACAGGGCGACAAAGGGGCTGAACCTGACCGTCGGTTGGAAAACGGTTCAGCAGACCGTTGAAATCCTGACGAACCCGGAAACGAATCCACTTAACCCGGACAGCCACTACCAGCAAGTCATCAGTACGCCCGAAGGACGCGGCGCAATGCGTAACGCGGGTTGGGAGGTAATCAAAAGCTTTTTTACCCATGCCGACGGCGCAGTCTTCTCCAAACCCACCCTCTTTGACACGCACAGCGGCTATCACCTCGTCGGCGAGGCCGGAGCCGAAGCCGTCGCGCCCATCAGCGTATTGCAAGGATACGTCAAAAGCGCGGTCAATGAGGTCGTGGGCGCGAGCGTGGAGCGCAAGCTCGACCAGATGCTTGTTGCCCTGCAAAACGGCTTCAGCGGCATGAATCAGCAGCAGATTGTGCTGGATACGGGCGTGCTTGTCGGCGCAACGGCGGGCAAGATGGACAAGCGTCTGGGGCGGATGGCGCTGCGAAAGGGGCGGAACGCATGATTTACGGGGTAACGCTGGGCGGCAAGCACACCTACCGCGATTGGGGCTTGCTGCTGAAAACGCGCCCGACCATCGCGCCGCCGAAGGTGCGCACAAACTATGTGGATGTGCCGGGGCTGGACGGCGCGCTTGACCTGTCCGAAGCGCTGACCGGGCGCGTGGGCTATCAGACACGGGATTTCTCGGCGGAGTTCATCGTCATTGACGCGCGGAACCGCTGGGATGCGCTGTATTCCGAAATGCTGGACGCCCTGCACGGGCAGCGGGTGCAAATCATCCTCGATGAAGACCCCGGCTACGCCTACACCGGGCGCGTGACCGTGAACGCGCTGGAGAGCGACCGCAAGACCGCCACCATCAGCCTGAAAGCCGTCTGCGACCCGTACAAGCTAGAAATCACGGGTTCGCTGGATGATTGGCTGTGGGACACCTTCAACTTTGAGACGGGCATCATCCGCGACTACAAGGCGCTGCCGGTGGATGGCACGCTGACGCTGACGATTCCCGGCACAAGGCGTCCGTGCATCCCGACCATCACGACCAGCACGGCGATGACGGCGGCATTCGGCAGCAAGGAGTACGCGCTGACGGCGGGCGACAACCGCATCAGCGGCATTTGCATCACCGAGGGCGACAACGTGCTGACCTTCGCCGGGAATGGCACGGTATCCATCGACTACCGAGGAGGGAGGCTGTAAATGTACACCATCTACGCGGACGACGCATTGCTGTATTCTCCGGGGGACGAGGAACTTTCCGTCCTGTCCCCCGTGCTGGAAACGCAGTGCAACGCCGCCGGAACGCTCACGTTCGTGCTGCTGCCGGAACACCCGATGTACAGCGCGCTGCACAAAATGCGGACGCGGATTGACGTCCGGCAGGATGACGAAATCATCTGGCGCGGGCGCGTGCTGGAAACGGAAACCGACTTCTACCGCCAGAAGACCGTCACCTGCGAGGGGGAACTCACCTACTTGGTGGACAGCGTCCTGCATCCGTACAAATTGGCGGATTACGACGGCACGGCGGCAGGGCTGTTCCGCCTGTACCTGACGCGGCACAACGAGGCCGTCAGCGAGGCGCAGCAGTTCCAAATCGGCAATGTGGACATCGAGACACTGTCCAGCGTGGAGAACACGGGCTACGGCAACACCTGGGACGAAATCAGCGACAACCTGATTGACATCCACGGCGGCTTCCTGCGCATCCGCCACGAAGACGGCGCACGCTATCTGGACTGGACGAAGGAGAGCGGCACGTCCTGCGGGCAAGTCATCCGCTTCGGGGAAAATCTGCTGGACTTGTCCGAGTACGTCTCCGCGTCGGAGGTCGTGACGTGCCTGATTCCCTGCGCCGGGCAGAGCGGCAGCCAGATCACCATCAGCAGCGTAAACGGCGGCAAGGACTACATCGAGGACGCCGCCGGAATCGCCCTCTACGGGCGCATCTGGGGCGTGACGGAGTTCGACGCGAAGGACGCAAGTACCCTGCTGGAAATGGCGAAGGAGAACCTGCAAAAGCGCCTGAAAGAGACAATCACCATCACCATCAGCGCGGTGGATTTGCACCTGCTGGATGTGAATGCGGAATCGTTCCGCGTCGGCGACAAGGTGCGCGTCGTCTCCCCACCCCACGGCATTGACGCGGAATACACCTGCACGGCGATTTTGCTTGACCTCGTGAACCCTGACCAGTCCGAATACACATTCGGCACGCCGGAAACGGGCATGGCAAGCACCACCGCCGCGACCAGCAAAGCGGTGGAGGTCGTCGATTCGTCGGTGGAGTACCTGCGGCAGATTGTCAGCGACCAAAACACGCACCTGCTGCTGTTTGACGGCGTGATTGATGCCTACACGACGAAGGTGGACGACAACACGAAAGCCATCAACACCGTGCAGCTCACATTGAATAGCGTTACCGGGGAACTGACCTCGAAAGTCAGCAAAGGCGACCTTGTCTCCACCATCAACCAGACGGCGGGCGCGGTGAAGATTAGCGCGAACTGCATTGATTTGGAAGGGTATGTGACGGCGAAGGAATTTGAGACGGTGAGCGGCTGGGTGGACACTTTCAATGGCGATTTTATTTCAGCGGCACGGTGCGAACTTGATCACTTGGACGCAGGACAAGCGAATCTCTCGGAAACGTCCATTACAGGCCCGCTAACCATCGGAGGAACGGGCGTCGGCTGGCAGAAGCAGACCGTCGTGACGGGCATCAGCGACGCTCTGCGCGTCTCCAAAACGTCGCAGACCATCACCTACGCAACGCCGGAGGGCGGTGAAAACACCATCAACGTGCTGACGAACGTGCAGGTTTTCGCGGGCGGGCATTACAGCACGAAGGAAATCAACTATCTTGGCGCGGGCGCGTCGGAATAAGGAAGGAGTGCCCCACATGGTCGAAACCATCACCATCGACAAGAAAACCGTGCAAGCCATCATTGACGCGCTGTCCACGGTGGAGGTACGCGGCGCAAGCAACCTGAACGCGCTTTTGGCGTGCATTCAGGTGCTGCAAAAGGCGGTGAATCAGCCGCAGGAGGCGAAAGCATGAGCGAAAGCACGAAGGACTTCCAAACGCTGCTGGACACCATCGCAACGGGCGTGTAGAGGGGCGATTCATGACGCGCTGGAATGGCTCTATGAAATCAGCGGGGCGAAACCGCAGAAGGACAAATACGGCACATTCCTTTTCAAACTCCAAAAGCCGATTACATTCAACGGCGGAAATTACCTTGACACGGGCGTAAAGCTGTACGAAAACGGTGACGCGGATGATTGGTGCGTGTGCATCGCATACAGCGGGACGCCGAGTTCGACGGAGGGCTTGCCGTATATTCTGGCGGACTGCGGCAAGGACGGCGAAACGCAGAGCTTCCGTGTGATGCAGAACGGAGCAAATGAAGGCTGGACGGTTTTCGGCGGCAGCGGCGCGTTTCGCATGGACTTGGCAATGGAGAATACAGGCAAAGCATGGTCGGAAATCATCAATGCGGACGGAACGAACGTCTTTATCCTGTCCAAGGAAGGAACGAATTATTCCTTCTACTTGAACGGCTACAAGGCTTACAATTCCGCGCTTGGCTATGCACTGGATACGTCGGCATACATCCCGACGGATGTATCTTTGATTATCGCGGCGAGGCATACCAGCTCCGTCTCGACAATCGACCATCGGACAAGTTTCACGCTGAAAGATGCGAGGGTGTACAATTCTGCCATGGATGACAGCAAGGTGGCACAAATCAACGCTGAAATGCTGGCACTGTAAATTTACAGCAGGAAAACCGCAAAGTGAAAGAAATGGAGTGAATATTCACATGAAAGAATACGTTTTGAATATTTCCGATTCGGGCAAGATTGAAGGCATTCAGGGCATTTCTCTGATGCAGTACGAACACCGTGTCACGCGGTTTGCAATCAATATTTCTGCGTTCGTTGAAAACTACCAGCAGGATGTGCTTTTTGCTTCGGTGACTACGATTTCTGGCAGCGATAGAAACGGCGGGGTTGTCGGTGTCATCCCGGATGAAAACGGCGTGATCTACTATGAGCCGAGCGCGGCGGACACATGCAAAAGCGGGTCTATGGGAATCTTCGTCACGGTGCTGTTTAAGCAGGGGCGCGAAGTCCGCTCGGAGACTGGCATCATCAAGATTGTTGCAACACAGGGAATCAAGGAAGAAACTTTGAGCCTTGGCGCGCAGGCGGCATTGGCGGGCATGTGCGAAGTGCGCTTTTCTTCCATTAATGGCGGGAATCTGAAGAACTGGGGCGACAAATCCGACAAGCGCGTCGCAAAGGTTGACTTTTTCAATAACAAGGAAAAGCGCCACTGGGTCGGATACGCGCAGTTGAAACCGCAGGGAACTTCTTCTCTTGCTTATCCGAAGAAGAATTTCAGCCTATCCCTTTATGAGGACGCGGAAAAGAGCGTCTCCGCCGAAGCACTTTTCGTCAAAGACTGGAAGGCACAAAGCAAGTATTGCATGAAGGCAAACTGGATTGACCCCACGCAGGCCTGCAACGTCGTCTCTGCGCGTATTGCCTGCGACATGATGAAAGGTTATCCGGCGAATGCGGCTGCGCCTTGTCATGGATTGATTGACGGTTATCCTACGCTGGCATGGTTCGACGATGATTGCACCGGACTGTATACCATGAACATTCCGAAAGAGGCGTGGATGTTCGGGATGGATGAAAGCAACGTCAACAACATCGTCATGTGTGCAGAAGACCAGCTGACGGAAGGCGCGTTCCGTGCGGCGGCGACTGAAGTCGGCTGGAGCATCGAGGTCGGCGGCGACGAACCCGCGACAATCCTCACGAAATTCAATCAGATGGTCAGTTTCGTGAAGGACACCGAATCGGAAGCGGAATTCCGCAGCAACTTCTCGCAGCATCTCGACTTGGACGCCTGCCTGAATTATTACTGCTTCGCCTACCTGACAGGCGCGACAGACAACCTCGGCAAGAACATGCTCATGACTACGCGCGACGGTGCTGTCTGGGCGCCGTCGCTGTACGATTTGGATTCGCTGTTCGGTGTGCAGTGGGACGGCATCCAGCTTTTCGCATCCGACAGCCCATGTCCTGGCGCGTATCAGTGCAGAACTTCCTTGCTGTGGGCGAAGATTGAGGAACACTTCCCGGCTGAACTCTGCGAACGCTATTTTGCATTGCGAAATGGCGCACTTTCGCTTGGAAACATTACACGGCGCTGGGATGAATTTGTTGCTCAAATCCCGGAATCGCTCTACAAATACGACGCAAGACGCTGGCTTGGCATCCGCCGAATGCGCCGGACTTTGGAGCAGTCCAAGAATTGGGTGACTGAACGTGCCGCATATTGCGACGAAGTATTCAAGGAAAAATACGACGCTGCTACTGGCGCGCCGTCTCTGGCCCTGAGCGTCGCAGATTTCGTGTCCAATGGCAATAACTACAAGGACACCGAGCAGGCGCTTTTCGCCGGAAAGTGGCGGACGGCAACGCTGCTTGCGCGATTCAAGCCGAGCGTGGATGGCACAGTGTTCTTTTCCGATTTTTCCGAGCGTTATCCCGATCCGGGATATAAGGGCTTGCTGTGCCGGCAGGTTGAAGATATTCTCCAAATTCAGATTTCTGGCGATACAACTTCGATGACGCCCGCTAAGGATACCAGCAGCACGGGTGCCGTCGGCTATAAGGTTTCGGAGATCACGAACGAAAACGGATACATTGAAGTAGGCATTGTGAAGAAAATCGACACATACTACGTCTATATCAATGGTTTGCGTGTCGGTACAGGCGAAATCGACGTGCCGTCTGCAATCACTGAAACGCTACTTCTTGGCGCACAGTGGGATGGCATCGGTGGCGTATTCCGCACTGGGCAGGTGGACATGCCTGTGTTTGAGCTGTGGTCTGGCATCATGACGCAGGACGAGATTGTCCAGCATTTCAAGGAAATCTAATGACCAACCGGGGAGGGGCTGTTCCCTCCCCTCTACCATGTGGGAGGAATCATCATGAAGGGCATCACCTTCGGGAATCTTCACACATATGACGATTTGCAATTGATTCTCACCACAAAAGAAATCGGCGCACCCACCGTGAAAAGCAAAAAGATTGACATTGAGGGTGCGGACGGTGTGCCTCTGCACCCTCACGACTGCTGGACTTGTCCGCTTTGCTCGGTACAGGCTCGGCAATACATGGCTGCCAAGATATTTCGTTCATTCTCGGATAAATACGCGAAAGAAGGAACAAAGGATGATGGATACTATCATTGTTGCGGCAATTTCTCTGATTGGCACGCTGGCAGGCAGCTACTTCGCCAACAGCAAGACAATCGCCCTGCTGTCCTACCGCTTGGAGCAGCTGGAGCGCAAGGTGGAGAAGCACAACTCCGTCGTCGAGCGGACGTTCCAGTTGGAGAACAATGTGCAGACCGCGTTCAGCCGGATTGACGAGATCCGGGGAGCGCTGCACGAGCATCAGGAGGCGTAAGGAAAGCCGGGATGGCGGCGGAGGGAGAAATCCTCTGCGGCTGTCCCGGCGAGTTTTTATTTCTTCACAGTCTAAATTGCAGCGTGCGCATCATGGAAAACAGGTTCTCCGTCTGCACGCCGAACTCATTCGCGACATTCGGAATTTTCGGCATTTTCCACGGCTGTCTCGCATTCGGGTTGGTATTTGGCATTTCAAACGTAACAATCGCGCAGTTATGCGCCTTGGCCGCCGCTATCAGCCACGGGTCAGCAACTGTTTCTATTGCCCATTCATCCAGCGCGGTTTGCTTATAATAAGGGCAGTCTTGAAGGTACTGCATGATTTCGCGGTAGTGCAATAGAATCTGCGGCTCTCTGTGGTCAATGCACTGCTCACGGTGCAGCTTCTTGCCCCAGTCTTTCAACTCGTCGTTTACACAAAGGATTTCATCCAGCACCATATCCAGCATGACGATTTTTCCATCATTGATGTTTTGCTCTAATTGCTCCCAGAACGCGCGAGTGAAATCGAAAGCATAATATTGGCGGTATGGTGCGATAAATGAATTGGTATCAATCAAGAACTTTTGCTCCGACATTTATCACACGCCGCCTTTCTGAGCGCCCACCAGTTTTTCATAAGTAGCGCGATTTGTGCTGGTCAAGCGGAATGCGTCTGTGTACTGCGTTCGTCCTTCTAAGACGCTATTCGTAAGCATCGCAAAAAATCTCTTGTCCATTTTGCTGAGCTTTGTACGGTAGAAGTCACCGCCGCTACCTTTTTCTTTGTTGCGCTGCTTTTCTTTATTGTACTGTTCAATCGCTGCTTTCGCGATTTTGCGGTAAACTTCACGGCTAATTTTCCTATTGTCCAGCGCTCGCCTTGCAATGACAGTAGTGCCACACCTGAAGAAGCCGGACAGCACGCGAATCGCTATCTCCTTGTCGTAATTCTGTATATATTCATTCCATTTTGCAAGAAACAAGTTTTGCGGAACAAGAATTTCTGCCGTAACCGCATTACACAGCACTTCAACAGGGCGAACGGTTTCCGCACCGCTGCTTCTGTCATTAAAAAAGTCGCTTTCGCCCACGCAGACGTGCGCAAATTCATGGATTAAGGAAAAGAGCTTGCCGCTTTCAGAATCATTGGTATTGATAAAAATCAAAGGCGCATACGCATCAACCATTGCAAAGGCACGAAATTCTGCTATATCGAGCGGCTTGTGCGTATTATCGCCCACAATCCCGTTCGCCATAACAAGCACGCCCGCATTGCTGATTGCATTGCGCATGAAACGATAAGAAGCAGCGGCATTCGGATGCTTTTCAAACCAGTTTTCAGATAGTCCCAATATTTCACGCACTTTTGCAGCGCATACCGCAGCATCATCGTGGCTCTTGAACGCGCCGACACAAGCAGGGGGCGTAATTCCCTCTGCAATCATGTATTCCCGCGTCCAGTCCTGAACCATTTCCATCTCGTGGATGGTTGCAATCAGGTTGCGGCTTGGCTGACTGAAGGACACACTGTTGACCGTGCGATATTCCATAAGCGGAACATCCTCGTGCGGCGGCTGCTGCAAGAAGAAATATCCCAGAGGTATGCCGGTTGCTTTGCTGACCTCTTCAAGCTGGTTAAAAGTAGGCTTCTTCTCTCCGCTAACCCACTTTGTCAAATGAGCGGCTGCTTTGGGAGGAAGCGCCGCAAACTGTGTTTTCCGCACAACCCATTGAAGAACCGCATCGGAAATATCTATTCTCGTCTGCAT